TAAAACCGTTTACTAGTTGTGGAACTACTAAGCCATTTCTTAATTGAGAACTACCTTCATTTAAGAAGTTAGCATCGACTAATTTTGAGCTTGTTTGTTGTAGTTGTTCAAAGAAAATCGGAGCAGCTACAGCCCAACGGTTGTCCGTAGGAACGTTTCCGTCATCTAGAAGTCTTCCTAGACGAGCAAGTACGTTAATAGGGTCAACTTCACCAGTATCAAAACCAGTGTCGATTGAGTTTGTTGCGTGGTCCGCACCATAAGTGTTACCTGAAGTAACGCTTGAAGCGATGTTTGTTAGAACCTCTGCATCATAGCTGTCTTTAAGTGCATATGCACCTGCTGACGTTGCTAATGTTTCAAAGTTAACATGCCCTTGTCTCTCTTCAATGTCGTCTACTTTAAAAGCAAATGCGTTAGCTTTGTCAATAGTTAATTGAATTTCATCATCTGCTAGGTCTTGCGTATTAACTGCAGCACCTCTTGCATATGAAGAGACAGAGATTGTTGGTTCTTTTATTATTCTTACAGTATCGCCAAAGTTTTCAATTTCTCCTGTATAGTCAGTGTTGGTAATATCCTCAACAACTGAAGCTTTACGGAAGAATTTAAGAACTTTTTGACTGTAAATCTCAGGTAAAAAATTACCTGAAGGCAAGTTAGTATAACCTGCTGAACTTGAGATAGCCATAATCTATATCCTTGTTAGTTAAAAAGTTAATAAACTAACGGATTCTGCCCTCTCTTCTTGCCAAGTCGATTTCTTTTTCGTACTTTTCAAATTCGTGAGGTTTCATCCGTCTGATTTCCTCAGAAGTCCACTCTTTCTTGCCTTTACTAGGTTCCGCTTTCTTTTTAGTTGGAACATATTCAGCAGCAGAAGTGTCCTTCCGTTTTGATGTACGATTAATACCTTTATCGGCTTTATACAAGTCTAGTACCCTAGAAGCCCATTTTGCATCTGTGTTATTCTTAAGAACTCCATCTGCAATGGATGGTGGTTGATCTTCTAACCAGTTAATAAAGTCTTCATCTGATTTAATAGTCATAAAGTCTGGGTGTGCTCTTAAAAGTTCTTGTTCAGCTTTCTGTTTAGTTAACTGTACTCTTTCTTTCTTAAGTTCTTCAACTTCTGACTGCAGAGATTTAGTCTTATTATCTGCTTGAGAATGTGCCACCGTTTCTATAACGTTATAAACATCTGGATATTCTTCTTTGAACTTTTCTAGTTCTTCAGGAGTTTTAGGTGGTTTATAATTAATTCCACCATCTGATGCTTGTTTTGCTAAGCTTAAAAGTTCTTGTTCTTTTCCTTTAAACTCTTCTATTTTAGCGTCATAGTGTCTTTTTAAATCATCATACCTTTTTTTATAGTCATGTTCAGGTTCTGCTGATTCGGTCTTCTCTACAAAACTATCTGTTTTTGCCTGCGGAGTAGCCTCTTGCTGAGTATCCTCTTCTGTGGTGTCCGCTTCTGGTTCATCATCTAGTTCTTGCCTGTAAGCTCCTTGATATGGAACTGGTTCTAGGTCTTCTTTTTCCTTTTGGTTTTCTTCGTTCATCTGTACCTCAATGGGGGCTGTTGCTGCAGGTAGCCCATATTAGTTATTAAAGAGACAGGGTTGCTTTCGCAAGTAGCTGTCGATTAGGTGTTGGGTCTTTCACCAACTGACATAAGACCCCTGTTGTTCATATTCTCTAGAACATTGGAGCCTATATATTCTGTTAATTTCTTAGGTATAATGTATTCACCGTTGTGTACATTAACTGGTACTTTACCACCAGATTTAAGATTTGTGCCTGCTTCTTTAGAGGCTCTGTTTACCATTCTTTCTATTGTATCTTTGCCATAAAGGTTTACAGCAGGCTGAGAGAGTACGAAATCTCCCTCTTTTAAAGTCATTGGAACGTCATCTGCTCTTGCAGACGGTGGAGCTTTGCCTTTTTTATCGACAAGTCCGTAATTCTTTGCTTGGTTACTATTATACAACACTTTTTCATTTTTGTCAAGTATTTTTCCGCCATCTTTTACTCCCATAGGTATTCCCATCTGTCCTACATTTGCAAATTTTTCAGCAGCTTCTTCTTTTGTCATTTTTTTACCAGTATAATCACTTAAATCTGTTATGTTATTATCTACAATATATTTAAATTCAGCTAATATTTCTTTATATAAATCAGCAATCCCTGCCTGATCTCCACCAAAACGTCTACTTCTATATACACTTCCGCCATCTGCAGTAGACTGATCTTTACCATCAAAGTAATCTAATCTATTTAAAAACATTTCTCTAGCTGTTCCTGATATATCCCTACTTCCGATTGTATAGTATAAACCATCTCTACCACCATAATGTATTTGTATATCTCCTAAAAGATTAATACCATGTTCTGATTCTATACCTTTAGCTATCTGTACAAGAGGTTCTGCTATCTTTTTTGTAAACTCATAATTATCGTCATTACGTTTACTAGGATCATAATCACCTATACCAAAAGATTGAACTTCAAAATCATCTAAATCAAAAGAGGCATACCCTGTTTTGTTAGAGGGTTTTTTCATACCTAATAAAAACTCTATAGCCATAAGTGCATATGCAAAAGGAGCAGCAGGAGTACTTAATAAATACCCATATGTAGCACCTTTGGCTGCTTCCTCAGTTCCGCCTCCTTGTAATAAGGCTAGTGTTCCTCCTATTATAGCTCCTGCAGGACCTGGAGGCATACCTAAACCGCCCTCGGCAGTAGGTCTAACCATATATTCTGCACCATATACACCACCTGCTGTAAGGGCTGCAGATTTTGCAGCATCTTCTAGATCACCACCTAAAGCTAAAGTAGTAATAGCACTAGCTGCAGCACCCCCTAAAGCTTTCATGTGTTTAGCTGAGGCAGCAGCTTCTGTAAATCCTTGTTTTTCTGCTGCACTTAAATTTGCATATTCTTTACTTTGCATAACTTTACTTAAAGCATCTGACGCACCTAGTTCAGCTATATCTATATTTAATTTAGTAGCTAGATCAGCTACACCTGTGTTGCCTACAATTTCAATAACAGCCTTGTTAGCATAGGCATCTACTACATTAGTTTTTACAAAACTTCCTGTGCCTGCTATAGCTGCTTTTTCATAATCAAACTTACCATCTTGAGTTAAAAATCCTGCCATAAGACCTGAGAACATGTCATCAGCAATATTCCCTATACTTACTCTAGTTTCTCCTGGAAGTGTTCCTAGTTGTGTATTTTTTACTGAAGTAAACCAATCACCTATAGAATCTACTGTTTGTCTTATTTTACCTTTTTTTAAACGTTCAGGTAAAGTTAATTCTATTCCATCTTGTATAACTGTATTTTCATCTATTGTTGCAAGGGGGTTGACTAATACACCTCCGCCTGCAGGAACAACCTCTTTAGAGGCTTTTATATAATCATCTTTTGATATATATTTATTTTCATAAGTATCAAATGCATAATTTGCATCATCTCCAGAACCACCTGCTACAATTTGGTATCTACCCATATCAACTGGCGAAGTAAAACTAGCTCCTGCTACTACATTAGTAAGAGGGTTTTTTAGCATTTCCTCATTTATAAGTTGGTCATAAACTAATTTATTATCCCTTCTAATCCTACCAATTAATACTTCTGTACTAATGCCTGTAGAATCGGATATTTCTTGTATAGTTTGACCACCTGTTTTTATTTTATAACTAAAAACTTCACCTGCTCGTATTTCTAATATACTTTCTATATATTCATTAAAAGGCATAGCTTCTTCAGGAGTCATGTAGTTTTTATCATATACTAAATCAGTTTGCCTTATCCAATTTTCTTCGTCACCAAAAAGAGGTATCATTCTAGTTTGACCTTTTGATTCATCACTTCCTAAAAATTGAAATTCTCCGTCACTATCTACAATAGTTATATCACCTAAACTAAGGTTATTTTCTCGGAAATCTATTAATGTGCTTTGTAGTTCTGTCCAACTTTCTAAATCCCAATTTACAGGAACAGAAGATTCTCCTCCTAAATAATTTTCTCCAACCCACCTAGGGCTCATAGCAGTATTAATCATATCTGCAGCATCAGAACCTGTTATAAAGTTATCTAGTGTTGTTAACCCTGAAACTAATGCACGATCAGTATAAGCAGGATCACCTTCAGAAGGACCTGAACCTACACCACTTGCTAAAGACTGTGCCAAAGCTGTGTCATTATCTGTCATATCACCAGAGCCTACACCTAGTCTATCCATTAAAGAAGAACTTACTCTAGGGCTTACATAGTCTTCTGGTGGTTTATAGCTTAAAGGATCAGGAACAAAACCTTCTTCATCTGTTTTGCCTAATGGGAATGTTTCTTCTAGTGTAGGTAAAGGGTTTCTTAAAGCAAATGCTTCGCCACTTTCGCCTGGGGCAGGGTTTACAGAATAAAAACCTTGTGTTGTGTCTACTGGAGTTTCTACTTCATCTTGCATTACTCCTGTATCAGGTAAAGTTATTATGCCTTCACTATCTGGTGTTAAACCACCTTCTTGCATGTTTATAAAACCGCCTTTTGCTTTTTCGTCTCCTAAAACTCTAAAATACTCTTCTACATCATCATCAAAAAGTTCAGATGCCATGGATAAGGCTAGATTATAAGGAGGTCCAGGTGTAAAAGTACCTTGACCTTTTTCAATCTCACCCCTTTCATATGCCTCCCTATCCCCTATACGTTGTAGTTCCGCATGCCTAGCTTCACGCCATTCTCCAAAGTCTCTACCACCTGGATAGTTTGGATCATCTCTTAAATCCTTTAAAAATTTATCTACAGTTTTTTTGTTTTTTCTGTAGTCTTCTAAAGTTTTTACTTCTGGAACACTTAAAGGGTATGCCATGTTATTTCCTTTCCGCCTCTGCTCTAACCCACTCCCTCAACTGGAGGAGGGTTGCCAGTAAAGCCGCCTTCCCCTGGAGTTGGCGTAGTTCCTGTTCCGACTGTGCCACCACCAACGCCTGATGGGTCATTTGGGTTTGCACCTGCAGGAACTCCTCCAGTGCCTCCCATT